TTATCATACTTTCACAAATCCTTTTTGTTTTAAACTTGGAAGACCTCTTTCTTTTCTAGATTCTTCCACTAATTCATCAATTAATTTATCTGTAATCTTATCATAATCAAAGTCAGCATTACCTTTATCAATAACATCAGCAATGTCTCTACCTTTTTCCTTTACAAGACCAAATATTCTTTCATCTACACTGTTCTCTAAGATAAGATACATAACATCAACATCCTTAGTTTGACCTTTACGCCAAGCTCTTTGTTGTGCCTGTTCAATCTTATCTGAAGTAAACGGTAAATCCATAAATATAACCTTAGAACTGTTTACTAGGTTTACGCCAATACCCGAGGCGATTGTCTGACCAATAAACACTTTCTTATCCTTATCCTTTTTAAAAGCGTCTATTTCTTGTTGTCTTTTAAGCGCTGGTACTGAACCGTCTATATATACGCATTGGTTAATGTATTTATACTTCAGCTTATTTAATGGGTCTCTGAATCCTGAGAACACAATTACCTTCTCTCCTTGAGCTATTAAATTATCAATAAGCTCATAAGCACTATCAAGCTTGCTCAGTGAGCAAAGCTTATTTAAGGTAATTAGATTTCCTCTAGATTTAGTTCTTGCATTAAATACTTCCTTACGATACCATTTAGATTTCTTCTTTTGTTCCGGGTCTTCTTCATTATAAGTTTTCTTAAAATCCTCCCACTCACGGTTAAGCTCGACAAATCTCTCTCTAGCTAAAACCATTTCATCAAAAGTCTCCTTGTATTTAGCAGCACTTTTAATATTCTCTGATAAGTAGTATTTCTTAGTTCTAATCTCAGGAAGCTCAATACAATCAGAAGTCTTTTTACGTATCATAAAGTTAGACAGTAAACCTCTAAGCTCTGATGCGTTCTGAACACCTACAACTCTTTTGCCTTCCTTTTTAGCGAACTTATTTGTAAATCCGTAGATGTTAGAACCAATGACCGGCACATGACATAAATTCAAATAAGAATAAAGGTCTGTGATTCTGTTAGTTACAGGAGTTCCTGAGAGTAATGTAACCCTAGCTTTAGGGAATGAATCTACAATCTCCTTAACCATTTTAAATCTTTTGGTCTTAGTAGATTTGATGTAGTGACATTCATCTATAATTATATGTCCTATTTGGTTAAATAGAATCTCTTCCTTAAATCGCGGGATTGATTCATAATTTACAATAACCCATTTCTCATTATCTAGAACTGCTTTAAGTGTTCTATTTCTATCAAGTATAGTAAAGCTATTAGGGTCAAAGCCAAACTCATCTGATAGGTCATTCCTCCAGTTCCATTTAACAAGTGATGGAGATATAATTAAAGTCCTGTCAACATTGTATAATTTACTAATAGAAGCTGCTGTTAGGGTCTTTCCAGTTCCCATTCCGAGGGCGAATAGATTGTACTGCTTATAACACGCTGACCAAACACATTCAAGCTGATGCTTCATAAGTGTCTTATCAACATTATTATAAAGATTCTTGGCATCGTACTTTTCAAGCCAATCTAATTTCCACTTCTCAAATGCATTCCTAATCTGCTTAGATATGATAAGCCATTCAGATTTCATGGTATTATTAAGCAAAAGCGCCGGGTAAGTATCTTGAAGAAAATAATAAACAGAATCCATAGAGGAAATCCTTACATCTGTCCAAACATGAGTAGAATCTTTCTTTTTGAACTTAAGTATGTAAGCAATCTTATGAGCTCTTTCATTAAGTGCTCCTATAAAGTGTATCTGGTATCCTCTAACGTGTACTTTTATCATTACTTATTATTTTCCATTTCTTTAATTTCTTCTACAATACTACTAGCTTGAACTAATCCCGCTCTAAAGCCTTCCCAATAATCATCAGTGACTATAAAATCATCCGCTAAATCATCTAATTTTTTAATAATTTTCTCTAATAAATATTTTTCTTCTCTAGTCATTATTTCTCCTTATTATTTTTTAATTCTTCAATAACCTTAGATATCTCTTTTTGATTATGAACTATAACATTCATTCCATGATCAACCCAATACCATAAGATTAAGAAGCATATAAATATTCCTATAGTCATTATTTCTCCTTATTCATATTATTTAAAAAATCCTGATACTGTCCACAGAATTTAGCTACAGGACAATACTCAGCACATCTAGCTCTTACTGGCTCAATGTATTTAATTTCTATATCTTCTGTTGGCATAAGCTTCTCTTTCATAGCTCCTTTAAAGGCCAAGGCTTCATCAAAGGTTTTAAACGTACCCTTCGGCATTGCTTTCTTAGATAACACCTTACCTTTTTTCTTGTAGCATTTAAAAGAACCATCTCTAGCCCACATCTCTTCCTCGGTACATAATGGAGCATTACCAAGTTCAGCTTGCTTATGAAGAAAGATACGTTTTTTAATATAAGCTTCAGTCTCCTCAAGTGACATAAGGTCAATCTCAAGTTCCTCAACCCGTCTGCGCGGGTAAGTCTTAGACCTAAACATAGCCATCTTAGACCAATCTCTAAATATAAAGATAATCTTAGCTGTATCAATCTCTATTCCTTCCTTATGAAGCATATATCTGTAGATGGATAGCTGTTTACGGTACTTATCATGTTGGTCTGGTTTGTCAAAAACCCAAGCGGTAGTCATCTTAAAATCAATAAGAGTCTTTGTATCAAGCTCAATCCTATCCGGCTTACCTGAGATAGTCCAATCATCAACCTCTACAAATAAACGTTTCTCCTGAACCACATTAAAGTCTAGATGCTCGGAGAAGGTCTTATTAACAAACTTCTCAACCCAGTCAGCTACTTTTTGTTGCTTGTGACGTTCAAATATATCCTGAGCTTGTTTGAGAACCTTAACCTCGTATTGAGAATATTCAGCGTATTCTAGCGCTCCGTGGATTGCTGAACCTAGAGTAGTCCACAAGAAATCAGATGCATCATACTGAACCTTATTTGTCTTTTTAAGATATCGGATTTGCGGGGCATCAATAAGTGAGGTAACTGAAATATCAGAACTACCAGCATCATAAAGGTCTAAAGAAACAAGGTCTACAATAATCTGAGGAAGATTACCTTTATTAGTAAGCTCCATATATTTATGCTTGTGTAGCGGTGTTTTATTTTCCATTCTCTATATATTTTTTAATATAAAACTGTGCTGTATTCAGGTAAGACTTTTTGCCGGTCTCTTGGAATGCTGATAGATGAGCTTTAGCTAGGTCTATTGATGTAGCACTTAGTTCATCTATGTATTTAGGTTCATAATTATCTAAAGCAGCTTGGGTTATAAAATCTGTCTTGCTTACTATATCCTTGTAGGTTTCAAAAGAGAGGTTGAAGTTTTCATCTTCCCCCCGCTTTTTGAGCCATTCATGTTTTAGTTTATCATTCTCCATCCTCTAAGTTTTTAATTTCACGTTGTAAATACCATGAGGCTTTATTAAGGTCTTCTAATTCATCATCTTTACGTCCGGCTCTTGCGACATATTTAATCACATTACCTCGGTTAAATCCAAGTTCAAAAGCCTCTATCAAATCAATAGGTTCTACTTTTTGTTTGTAATGCTTAGATCTGTCGTAAGGTTCTAGTTTATCTTCACAATAAAACCCAAAAATCCTTGCGGGATAACTTAATTTTTCGCCATTATCATTTATTAATTGATAATACCACCTATTGGATTGAAGATATTCTGCATCATAAACTTTACCTTTAGTAATACCATGATGACTATGATCATGTTTACATATAACTCTCATATCACTTAACTTTAAAAATTATATTATCATCTTGTATATCAGCTCCTATGTAAGTATCCATGTCTGGGACTGTCTCATTATAGTCCTCTAGAAAGTGAGCTAAAACCTGCTTAACAAAGAACAGCAGCTCAGGGGTAGATAGTTCAGTTTGGCTTCTGGTGTAAATTTCTTCTTCCCCCGCTTCATTGGTTCTATAATCCCTAAGGAACATCTTCTTTAAACGATCTCTAGCTTCTACCTTATTAACATTCTCACC